CCATCGCCATCGCCTTGAGCGAGGCTGGTGTCGCCGCGGACAAGCGGCAGAAGCGACGCCGCAAGAACGAGTCGAGCCATCACGGCGGCCTCGTTCACGGGCCATCACACCGACTCGACTGCGTCAACCCGGTGTGCGGCATCAAACACAGTGGCGAGCCCCGAACCATGCTCGCCCAGAACTACGCGGGTGTGCCCGTGACGGAGAATCGACATGGCTAAAAGCAAGATGGGTAAGAAGGGTAAGGGCGGAGGCGTCGATGGCTGGGTGACGATCAACGGCGCTCGTGTCCCCATCACCGGGGGCCAGCTTGGAGGCAAGGTTGGCAAGAAGGTCGCTCGGACCTCCAAGGGCAAGAAAACCGCCAAGTCCAAGAGCGGCGCCACCGCTTCGAGCGGCGCTAGCAAGGCCAAGAAGTCCTCGAAAAACAGCGCGGCTGCGGCTGCCAAGAAGGTCGGCAAGAAGGCTCCGGCGAAGGAGCAGTCGAAGGCAGCCGCAAAGAAGTTCCGCAAGAACGTCACGGCGCAGCGCAAGGCCGAGCAGGCGGCCGAGGTCAAGAAGCATGGCGCCAAGACTGTCGCCCGTGAGCGAAAGTCTCTCGAAAAGGGCCGGAACCCCGAGTAGGTCAGCAACAAGAAGTCCTCAGCGTCGAAGGCTACCAAGGCCCACTACGAATCTTTGGTAGCCAAGGGCATGTCGAAGGACAAGGCCCGCGCACAGGCTGCTGCGAAGTACGCCGAGCTACAAGGCGGAGGCAGGAAGTCAGGGCAAAAGGCGTTCAAGGAGTACACCACCCGCCAGCAGTGGCACGGGAAGGCGAAGGAGAAGCGCGCCGCAGGCGATGACAGAGGAGCCGCAGCCACTTCTCGCGTTTCGGTGCGGCCCTTCATGCGGAAGGAGCGGGACAGGTGGCGCAGCAAGAAGGGCAACGAGTCCTCCCACCACGGGGCACTCGTCCACGGTCCTGCCCACCGCGTCGGCGGGTCGAACCCCATCGCTGGCATCGTTCACTCGAACGAGCCACGCACGAACCTCGTGCAAGATCTCAGCGGTAACCCCACCACCGCTGGTAGAAGAACGGGCCCAGGACCGGAGGCCCACGTCCGACCGCTGATGCCGGGTGGCGTCAGAGTGGGCGGCGGACGAACCATGGGCACCCTGGCCCGTTACGGAGGAAAGAAGTGATGAAGCACGGCAACATGAGTCACAAGGGCACGAAGTCTGGCGACAGCAACTACATGGGATCGAAGCAAGGACACATGGGTCCTGGCTCCTACCCGCGGCGCCCTGGGTCGGGCATGAACACGGGCGCCCGCGCGACGGGTGGGACCATGCAGCATGACGGCATCGCCAACTGCCGCGACTGCATGAAAACCAAGGCTCGTGGTCGCATGATGGGCAACAAGGCCGCGGCCTCCATCCAGTCCCTCACCAGCCGCGAGATGGGGATGGCGGAGCGTCCGTCATCTGTGGGCGGTGTCCACGGGCACAAGACCCGCCTCGGTCAACCTCACAACCCCGCCATGGCGGGCTACGGCAAGAAGAAGTCGTCCTGCTAGATGGCACGGGGACGCACCAGTACGACTGAGCCGTGGCTTGCGGGCACCGGCTACCAAGGTCGAACCATCCTTGCCGTCACCGGAGCGGGGCGCGGTCGCGCTACTCGTGACGTGGCGCTCAAGGGCGGTGTCAAGCGCGTCCCCGTCCCCATCCTTCAAGACCTCATCCTGGTGGAGAAGGGCTATGAGCCCAAATACAGCGGGCTGACACTCGCAGAAGTAGAGAAGCTGAGAACGGGTTGAAACTCCGTCAAGGCTCAAGCTATACAGGGAGATACGCATGGTCGATACGATGCAACCTCGCGGAGCCGGCAAGAAGGTCGGACACCAGTATCCTCCCCTCTACGTCGAGGAGGAGGAGAAGGATGGGGTAGAGATGCTCTACCCTGCCGCCAAGCGCGGCATGGGCGGTGTGACAGGAGCGAACACCGCCAAATGCCCCTACGGCAACACAGTCCTCGCCGCTGCCGTCAAGACGGACAGCGGTATGGGAGAACCCCGTGGCGAAGCTCCGGGGCTCAACCTTGCCTACGGTAACGTAGGCATGGGAGACGCCAACGACATGGTACGGGATCGAACCCCGCGCCCCACCCTCAACCGCAGAAAGCAGAAAGGCTAGAAAGCCATGATGAAGTCCAGCACCGGACAGGGCGCAGCGGCCCCTCCCACCGTAGATGTCACCCGTGAGGGCAAGTACCCCAACGACAACACCTCTGGCGAGCGCAGCCAGGGTGAGGTCGCGGGGGCCGGCAGCATCTACGCCGCCGTGCTCAACGAGCGCCCGAACATCAGCAACCCGCGCAACCAGGGCCCGGTTCGCGCGCACAGCCGCGTCGGCAAGTCCACCATCCCTATCGCCATGGTGCGAACTCGTCAGGATGGCAAGGTCGCCGGCTCGATGTAGCCTACCGGGCCCCAACTAGGAGACGAACCAGTGAACCTCAACCGACTCAACTCGATGGGTGACCTCCTCGGCCTGTTCAACCAGGCCCCCGGTCAGCCCGTACCCGCCCCACAACAGGCCCCGCAACAGACCACGTTCGACCCGAACGACCCCGCGGTCCAGGCCGCGATGCAGCTAGCCCGACAGCAAGAGCGGGACGCTCGCATCGCGGAGATCGAACGCCTCAAGTCAGAGAACTCGGGCCTCAAGACCCAGGTCACCGACGTGAACTCGCGTCTCGGTGCTCTGGAGAAGCAAGCTCAGCAAGCCGCCGAGCAAGCCAAGGCCGCCGAGATGGCGAAGATGAAACCCGACGAGAAGGTCCAGGCCCAACTACAGGCCCTACAGGACGAACTCAAGCGGTCCCGTGAGGAGCAACAGCGCACCGTCTCGGAGGCCAACAAGCGGGTGGAGGCGTGGCAGATCGAGAGCGAGAAGAACGCCATCATCGCCAAGCACAACGGTCAGGTCGATCCTCTCGCACTCGACACCTCCAGCATTGAGGCGCTCCGCGCTTCGGAGGGTCGGGCTGTCCAGACCTACCAGGCAACCCGACAGCACTTCTTCTCGCAGTTCCAGCAGGAGATGCAGTTCCTCCAGCAGCAGGAGGCATCTCACAACCAGCAGCAGGTTGAGCAGCTTCCGAGCTACCCACCCGGCTACGGTATGCCTACTCCCAACAATGCCGGCTCACCCGCGCCGGCACAGGCCAACGGGGCACCTCCCCAGTTCACTCACCCCCAGATCGACGGCGGCCAGTCCTACGCTGCCGTGCGGCAGATGGCTCACGGTCGCGTCGTGCAACAGGCACCCGCGCCCAACGGCCAGCCGTTCTTCCAACCGCAGTACCCCCAACAGCAGCAGCCAGGGGCAGTCCAGCAACCGCAGGGCTCCCCCACCGGGCCGGTTCAGCCGGCTCACATGCAGCCACAGCAGCAACAGCCGCAGTGGCAGGGACAGCCGCAGCAGCCCCCACAAGGGCAGCAGCAGCCGTTGGTCGCGCCGCTACCGGATCCGAACCGGCAAGCCAGCGACCCCGCCCGCAACCTCACTCAGACTGAGGTCGCAGGTGCCATCGAGCACGCCAGAGCCATCGTGGAACAGCGACGAGGTTCTGGGGGGCTCTCGACTACCTCACGGGCTGCCACGGCAGCCCTACAGGCAGATCGTAAGGCTGGGGGTCATCAACCCAACGTCAACCTCCCCACGCCCACCACCGGGTTTGGGGGTAACCTGATGAATCACCCGATGGCGGCTCCCCGACCGGGGACCGTCTAACCTCACCACCGGCCAAGGGGTAGCCCCCTGGCCCAAGGAGTTCAAAGATGCCAAGCGTTCTGAACACCGCAGCGGCCCAGGGGGCCGGTTTCAACCAGCTTCTCGCGGCAACCCGAGACGTGTTCTCGGCCGAGATCTGGTTCGCTGCACTTCCCATCCTCAAGTTCGACCAGTTCACGACCAAGCGCACCGAGCTTGGTGTGCAGCCCGGCCGCACCATCCAGATCCCGCGCTACGGCAACATCAAGCGCGGCGGTCGTCTCACCGAGGGCAAGCGCCTCAAGACGCAGGCGATGAGTCTCTCGCAGCAGAGCATCACCGTCTACGAGTACGGCAACGCCATCGCGTTCTCGGAGTACCTGCTCCAGACCAGCTTCTACGACCAGCTTGCCGCTGCGTCCATGCTGCTGGGTCGTGACATGGCCGTCGTCCTCGACACGGTGCTGCGCGACGCGATCCTCAACGCCCAGAGCGTCGTGTTCGGCGGTCAGAAAACCGCGCGCAACCTCGTCGTCGCGGCCGACACCTTCGACACCATCGTCATCAAGGATGCGGTCGAGACGCTGGAGACGAACAACACCCCGAAGTGGGCCGGCGATCACTACATCTGCTTCATGCACCCGCACCAGGCGCGGTCCCTGCGTGACGACAACGACTGGATCAACGCCTCGCTCTACAGCGGTGCGACCCAGATCTACATGGGCGAGATCGGCCGCTACGAGGACGTGCGGTTCATCTCCACCACGGTGATGCCCAACGGGGCCAACCCC